GCGGCTGCGATGATAGTAGAGAAATATATGATGAAACACTCTTTTTAATTATTAATTCTTGGGGGAATTGGAATTCTGGACCTAAAAGGTTATATCAACCAGATGGTAGTTTTTGGATACGAGAGAGGACAGCTAGAAAAATGTTGAGCCAAAATCAGGCATTTGCCTTATCAAATGTCGATGGATTTCCGCTCAGAGATATCAAATGGACAATGGATGAAGTTTTTTCTTAGGAAGGGTAAAATGAAGAAAATAATAGCTATAATATTTTTGATGGGTCTTTTCGGTTGCGTTGAAGAAAAAAGGCTAGATTATAATACAAATGTCAAAAATTTTCAACCTATAGTTGTTGAAGCTTTTAATGAAGCTGACAAAATAATGGAAGAAAAAGAAGAAGAAATTAGTGATGGTCAACATCCAGACGCTGATAAATGTATTTGTAAGGGTACGGGTAGAATAGTTCATGGTGACGGTCATTCAACAGATTGTAAATATCACAAAGCTACAAAACAAGACAACTTAGAAGAAAATAAATTTAAAGAATTAGAGCAAGAATTGAATAATAAAAACGTAATAATATCTGACTTAGAACTACAGCTTGAAAATTTAAATAAACAAATTGTAGAATTAAAAGACATCATATCTAAACTTAACGATATAGAAAAAATGTCCGCAAAAAAAGAAGAGATAAAAATTTTATACTTTACAGCGGCGTGGTGTGGACCATGTAGACAACAAAAAGCAGAATTAGATAAAATGAAAACCCTTGGTTATGATATAGGAACAGAGGAAAGTTCGCAAATAAGAATATTAGATGTCGAAAAAGATTTAAATCTTTATAATAAATACAGGGGCGCTACAGCTTCTATACCGCTACAAGTTATAATAAAAAATGGCGAAGTGCATAGTAGAATAGTAGGATTTACATACAAGGAGAAAATAATTGAACAACTTAGTGGAAATAATTAAGCAAAATTGGCTTATTGGTTTATTAGCTATTGTAGGTTTAGTAGTTATAAATTTTAGTAAAATAATATCTATTATAAAACCTATGCTAAAAAATAATGCTAAAGATGAAGATAAAAAACCTATCGAAGTAGAAAAAGAGACTAAGTTAAGAAAATCTTCTCTTTTACCAAGTATATTTGAAAATGTAGAAGATTTAGTAGAAGAACTTGAATCTAAAGGGTTCGTAAAATCTTCCGCCGAAGCTAAATCTTTATTAAAAACAATAATTAATGAATATCCAGAGATTTAATATGAAAAATGTTTATTTTATATTGTTTATTTTTACATTATTATTTTTAAAAAATGGTGGATCTTTTAATACAATAAATATTATAGAACCATCAGTTAGAGATTGTCTACAAATATCTGAACCCGTAGAAAAACCTATAGACGTAGAAAAGATATTGAGTATCATAACTGACGAAAACGATAGAGAAAAATTTGCAATATTTAATAATGAGTTTTCAAAAAGAATTTCTAAATATAATGGTACAGCGCAAAAATATAATGATGTATATGTAAAAGCTGTATCACTCTCTTTTGGTGAAGATCTTAAGAAATACACTGGGTTGAAAGATTTTTCTGTAAAATATATATCTGATGTTATATCATCTAAAGATAAATATGTAACAGAAGAGGAAAAAGAAAAATTATCACAAAAATATTTGACTCTATCATGGGTATTAGGTGGTGAATATGAATAATTATGAAGATATTATAAACAATGAGTTTAGTAAAAAAGATAAAAGAGCTTTAGCCAAAGAGGGTGTTAGATTAGCCAGAGAATGGATGGAAAAAAATAAAGGCTCTAATGATAAAGACGCTTGTGCAGAATATATTAGATGTAATTTACAAAATTGTAAAGGAATTATTTCTGGGATAATTTTATCTATAGTAGTCAATTTAATAGTTAGATTTATTATAGATAAACTTTTTACAAGTATTAGAGATGAATATATTGGGATAGAAGATCTTGATATAGAAGAAGATGATATTATTTGGGAAACAGAGGGCGGCATTCCTAGATTTGAATAATTGTAAAATTGATCATACAAGACGCTATTATATAGCGTCTTTTTTTGTCTAAAGATGGAGAAACAATGAAGAAAATAAATGGTAAAAAATTACTTTCAGATATAAAATTGCATTCAGATTATTTAAAATGGAGAGAAGATTTAAATAGATACGAAACATGGGAAGAGGCTTGTGAAGATATTATTAATGGTCATAGGCAAAAATACCAAGGAATAGATATCGAGGAAGAATTAACCTCCGCTTTAGAATCTATGAAAGAAATGAGGGTTTTCGCTAGTCAGAGAAATCTTCAATTTAGATATCCACAAGTGAAAAGAAGTAGTTTAAGACTTTTTAATTGCTCGGTTTTACACGCCGTAAACAACAATGTGTTTCAAAATACTTGTTATCTACTTATTAATGGATGCGGCGTTGGTGTTAGTTTGTTAAAACCATTTGTTGATAATATATCTAGTATTAAAGCTAGGGAAGATGGAACAAAAACCTTTGTAATAGAAGATAGTATTGAGGGTTGGGCAGATGCTTTTGGTGTATTAATGAGTTCTTATTTAGCGGACAATCAACCATTTCCAGAATATTCTAATTGTAAAATAAGATTTGATTATTCGTTAATTAGAGCAAAGGAAACTTTTATAAGTGGCGGATTTAAAGCACCAGGACCAGAGCCATTAAAAAATTCGTTAGAAAAAATTGAAAAATTTTTAGATACGCTAATTGATAGAGGTATACATAAATTAAAACCTATTCACATTTTTGATATTATATGTCATATATCAGACTGTATATTATCAGGTGGTGTTCGCAGATCAGCACTTTTAATGGTTGTTGATCCACATGATAAAGAAATGATATATGCCAAAACTGGTAATTGGAGAAACGAGAATCCACAAAGAGCTAGAAGTAATAATTCTGTATTACTATTAAGGAATTTAGTCTCTAAAGAGCAGTTTGAAGAAATAGTTAATTTAAATAATGGTGATAATGATATAGGGTTTATATTTGGTAATAGCTGGTTTGATATGTTTAATCCGTGTTTCACTGGTGATACAAAGGTATTAACTACCAACGGTTGGAAAACATTTAAAGAAATGGTTGAAATTCAAAAATCTGGTAAAGATATATTTATTTATCAAGATAAAAGGGTTTCTGGTGACATGGTTAATAATATAGAACAATGGAATGTTGATAATGGTCAAAATGGATTATTAATTAATAAAATTGGTAAAGTTGGAATAACTGGTAAAAACGTCGAAATACTAGAAATTGAAACATCTTGCGGAAGATCGGTAAAGTGTACAAAAAATCACAAATTTTTCACTTATGATGGAAAAACCGTCGAAGCTAAGGATTTAATCATTGGCAAAGATAAATTACTTATATCGCATAACGATCTTTATAATCCAAATAAAAATTCTATAGAATTTAAAAATGGGTTTATAGCCGGATTGGTTTTTGGAGATGGTTTTAAAACTGATGATCAGGCCGGTATATCATTTTGGTTTAAAGAGGATAATGATAATAATAACAAGTTACTAAACCAAGTAGAAGATATCTTTAAAGATGTTTTAGATAATGCTATTAAAAATAATCAAATAAAATCAAGTGGTTATAAGCCTTTAAAAAGCGATTTATCATTTAGATTACAAAAACAAGTAGGATCATATATTAAATACACGTTACAATCTACTGGATTAAAAAAACTTTTAAACACTTTTGATATGGAAAATAAATCAAGTGTAAAATTTTTATTTAATAAAGATAAGGATTTTCAATCTGGTTTTATTTCAGGAATGATTCATACTGACGGAAGCGTAGAATATGGAGTAAAAAACAAAACTTTGTCTGTTAGAATCTCTCAATCTAATAAAACAATTCTCCAAGACTTATCATTAATATTACAAGATTTAGGATATATACCAAGATTATATAATATGGCAAGTGGTGGATATAAAAAGCTTCCTGATACCAATAGAAATCCAAAATATTATTTATGCAAAGATTCGTTTAGACTTGTTATCAATGGACAAATTCAATGCAAAAATTTGCTAAGTAAAATTCTTCTTTTAGAAGATGATAAAAAAGATAAATTAAGAAATATGCTTGATTTAAGCGTTATAACAAAACCGGTCTGTGGTTGGTCAATTGTAAAGTCTATAACACAGGTTGAAAACGAAGATGTTTATTGCTTAGAAGAAAATAATAATAGGACTCTTATAGCTAATGGTATAACTGCCGCTAGATGCGCGGAAATTCAGTTCACTCCAATACTTACAGATAAAGATTTGACGCAAATAACATACGAAGAGTTGCCAGACTTTATAAAAGATAATAGTGATATGTTTGGCGTACAAGTGTGTAATCTTACATCAATGAATGCCGAAAAAATAAAAAATAAAGAAGATTTTCTTAGAGCTTGTAAAGACGAGGCTATATTAGGAACGCTACAGGCCGGTTATACTAATTTTCCATATTTTAAAGATAAGTCAGAAGAAATAACAAAGAGAGAGTCTTTATTAGGAACATCTATTACTGGATGGATGAATAACCCAAAAATACTTAACTCTGATTGGCTTAAAGATGGCGTTAAAGTAATACTTGAAATCAATGAAAAGCTTGCTACTAAACTTGGTATAAATAAAGCGGCCAGAACAACCTGTGTTAAGCCGGAAGGTAATTTAAGTGTTATAGCTCAAACTTCATCAGGATTTCACCCAGAACATTCTATGAGATATTTTCGTATAATGCAAATTAATAAATCTAGTGATGTTGCTAAATATTTGATAGAGAACTGTCCATATTTGTTAGAAGAAAGTGTTTGGTCAGCTAATGGGGTAGATTATGTTATATTTGTTCCAGTGGTTAATCCGACTAATGGGGTGTTTAAAGACACTATAAAAGGGGTAAAACATTTAGAATTGATAAAATTTGCGCAAGAAAATTGGGTAATACCAGGGACCAGACAGGAATGCGGGATATCGCCAAAGATTAATCATAATATTTCTGCCACTGTAATTTTAGACGACAAACAAAGTGTTATAGATTATATTTGGGATAACAAGGATTCGTTTACTGCTGTAAGTTTTATATCCGATTACGGGGATAAAGATTTTAATCAAGCGCCATTTACGTCAGTTTTAAATGTGGAAGAAATTTTTGAAAAATACGGTAAAGGAGCTTTGTTTGTTTCTGGTTTAATTGTAGACGGTTTACATTATTTTAACAATAACCTGTGGGAAGCTTGTGATTATCTAATCCATACAGATATGCAGATATTTGGCACTAGAGAACAAGTTATGCTTAAAAAATATTGGCTACAAAGGGCTAAAAAATTTGCAAAAAATTATTTTAAAGGTGATCTTAAAGAAACCGTTTATTGTTTAAAAGATGTTCATTTATGTCATAAATGGGAAAATATTACTAGAGAAATGAAAGATATAAATTTTCAGGAAATTCTTAAAAAACCTGAATATAAAGATGTGTCTAATTATGCAGCTATGGCTTGTAGTGGTAAAGATGGATGTAATATATCAAAAATATAGGTGTATATTTATATAGTAATTTCAAATAAACTTAACTTATAAAGAGGATATAAATGTCAAATTTTCTTTATCAATTAGATTGTAATGTTATAAGACACTGGATGACAAATTCTCTTTATTGTAAGATTATAACAGATTTAAATGGTAGTATAGTGTGGTGTAATAAATCATTTTCTAATTGGGTTGGCTATACACAATCAGAAATAGTATCAAAAAATCTATCAAATTTTAGTATAAGTGAAGAAAATTTTGCAGAAACTTTTGACGATTTAAATATAGATATAAATGATTATAATACTAGTTCTATAGTTCATAGAAGATTTTTGAAAAGAAATGGTGCTGTTGAATGGGGTATATTCCATTTTATGAAATGCCCAGAGATAAATAACGAAAAAAATAATTATTTATTATGTTCTTGGGAACCATCTAGCACAAATGAACAAATATTGACAAAAAAAATCTTAGAAAAAATAGAAAAAATGACTGAAGAGATATCGGGAATGACTAAAACTATAGTGAAGTTAACTGAAAATATCGCCAAATCCTGTGAGCCAGATGAAGAATCTAGATGGTTTTCTTATACAATCAAAATGATTCAAAAATATCCTAAAGTTTCTTTACTTTTAGTAGCTTTGATTTTAGGCTCTTATGGGGCTAGTAATATACTCGACATACTATCTAAATTAGGATTTATACATATCGGAATGCCAACACCTTAGAAAGGTAAAAATGGAAATAAAAATAAAATTAATAGAGGGTCTTGACGCAAAGATTCCTACTCAAAATCATATTGGCGATGCCGGTTATGATTTATATTCTGTAGATAATATAATTATACCAAGTAGACAAAGATGTACTATAAAAACTGGTATTTGTATAGCTATACCCTATGGTTATGTAGGTCTTATTTGGCCTAGATCTGGACTATCTGTTAAAAGGGGTGTAGACATTTTAGCTGGAGTTATAGACTCTACATATCGTGGCGAAATAATGGTATGTCTTTTAAATACATCTGGCGAAGATATTGGAATAGCTAGTGGTGATAAAATAGCACAGCTATTAATACAAAAAATAGAATATTGCAACTTTAAACAATGTGATAATTTAGACGAGACTGATAGGAACGATAAAGGATTTGGTAGTTCGGGCTGATAACACTTTTCACGGAGAATAACAATTGAAGAAAACAATATGTCCAAAATTGGTTCCTATATCCTATAAAACTGAAAACCAAAAAGAGTATATTAGATCTATTATAGAAAATGATATAACCTTTTGCACCGGACCTAGCGGAACTGGTAAAACTTTTATAGCTTCAGGTTTAGCTTCTGAAAAATTACATAAAAACGAAATATATAAAATAGTAGTTACTAGACCATTAGTTTGTACTGGTAAAGATGTTGGGGCGCTTCCAGGCGAATTAAATGAAAAAATAATGCCATATCTTTTACCTTTAGAAGAAAATTTTAAATATTTTTTAAACGAAATGTATAAAGATTATTTTAGTCAAGGGTTTATTTTATATAGACCTTTAGAATTAATGAGAGGTTCAACCTTTGATAATGCTATAATGATATTAGATGAAGCTCAAAATTGTACTTTTGAACAAATAAAAATGTTTATAACTAGAATAGGTAAAGATAGTAAAATCATTATAAATGGTGATTTAAATCAAACTGACTTAAAAGCTGGACAATCAGCCTTGGGTCATTGTATAAATAAGTTAATAAATATTAAAGGTATTGGCGCTGTGAAGTTTGATTCAACAGATATCCAAAGAAATGGTATTATAGGGAGGGTGTTAAACGCACTTGAAAATTGATGGAAAATTACGATTATTTTAAAACAGAAGATAAAATAAATATAATATGTTATGATAGATTTGGAGATGAAATCTCTGAACATAATATTATAAAGGGTGAAACAGTATTTGCTAAAAAGATTGTCGGAGAGAATTCTAGATATAAAGTAGCTATGTTTGATGGTTATATATGTAATCCAATAGGTACTAATTGTAATAGAGAAAGCGTTGTAAAGAAAATGTTTTCATATAAAGAAGTTTCTCAAGAATTATTTGATAAATACATTTATTTTTTAAAAAACAAAAAGTATGATAGTTTACATATTATTAACAGGGAGATTTTTAATGGCTAAAAAAGGACCAATAAGTAACGTTGAGAAGTTTTATATAGATGGTCATATAAATGATTCACCAGAAAGTCTAGCTAAAGAGCTTGATAGAACCGTAAGTTTTATAGAAAAATATATTAAAGAGAATATTAATACAAGGCCCAATATACAAGAAACAAAAAAGGGTAATTCGTCTTTAAATAAAGATCAATTCGCTAGAAGGAAGGGTGCGGTAGTAATGACCGAGGCTGCTTCTGAGATAGGGGATGACAATAGACGAAAAGTTGGGTCTGGTATTAATTTAATGGAAAAGAAAGACTATATAGTACAAGTTAAAAGATAAAAAATAAATGATAGTATCATCAAAAGAAGATTGGTTAGCAGAATACAGAAAAGACAAAAGTAAGCTATGGTTTTGGATATATTTTAACGAGAATGAATTTCTCGCCTTTAATGATTACTATGATTGGTTTCAATTAATAGAAAACAGAAAAAATATAGTAAAAATAAAGTTACAATATAAATCTGCGATGGTTGAACATACTATACCAGATGATTGTGAAGGTTTATATCTTGTAAGATCTGTTTTGTGTAAATTATTAGATGATGATTACATACATACTACAACGATTGGGTTTTTAAAAAATGGTATTATTAATAAAATAATATATATCAATAGAGGGTTAATAGAAAGATATAGAGATTCTTCTAATATAGAAGATTGTTTCGATCAAGCTATTTATAAATTGAAAGGATAGAATGGATAAACCCACTTTGTTCAATAAAGAATTTCAGAAACAACAATCTGAAAAGTATTCTTATCAACATATACATACCGGCGAATATTGCACTTTTGAAGCATATGTAGCTGAGTATATTCTAATCAGAAGATCAGAAAAATTAAATTCTGGAACGCTTCCGTATAAATTTTGGACAAAAGGCTGTAAAGAACATTGGACTTGGTTAAAACAGTTAAATGCGGCAAGAGTTCTTGGTAAAAAATACGGAGAAAAAACCTTATTATCTTTTTTAAAGTCTAAAGATTTTGATAAATTCTTATTAATAGGGTTGCAAAATGGAAGGGGTAGAGGTTGGAAAGTTAATCCCGCCATAATACCGTTGTTGGAAAAATATAAAGAAACAATAGAAGACCAAGAGAAAAAAGAATTAGAATCTAAAGTATTAGAAATTCCTAAAGGGGATGTGAAAAGAAAAACTTTTGGCTCTAATAAACTAAATAAACTAAGGAGTTTAGAGAATGGCTAGAATAGCTAAACTTAAAGAAAAAGATACTAAAGAAGAAAATAAAGTTACTGGATTAAGTCTTTCTGAAGTAAATAAAGCTATAATTAAAAAATATGGAGAAGTTATTAAAAATGGTTCTGAAGTATTAAAAAATATAAATGATTTAAAAGTTCTATCTGTTAGTCCTATGGTAGATTTAATTACTGGGGGTGGAATAAGAGAAGGCACTGTTTTTATATTAACATCAGATCCAAAATCAGGAAAAACAACGACAGCTTTACATTTTGCAGCTAAACACCAGGATAAATACAATATAATTTATGTTAATACAGAAAACAGATTATCTAAACAGAATTTTGAAGGAATAAAGGGTTTAGACCCAGATAAGATACATGTTGTAGAATCTGATGAAGATATATTATCTGCTGAAGATTATCTAAATATAATAGATACTTATGTTAAAACACTTCCTAACTCTATAATAATAATAGATTCTACTTCTAATATGGTTCCAAAAGAAGAATTAGATGGAGAAGTAAAAGTTGGAATAAGAAATTCTTTACCTAGATTATTAACACTATTTTGCAAAAAGGTAGCACCATATTTAGTAAGAAATAAAATAATTTTAATTATGATAACGCATAATATAGCTAACACTTCTGGCAAAGGACACATTTTGAAACATTCAGATTGTGGGAATCAAATAAAATATCAGGCTGGGGTTAATTTATCTATAAATGGAACAAAAAAATGGAGTATTGGTGGTAAAAAAGATGATAGTGATAATGATTCAGGAATTCAAATAGGTCAAAATCTTTTTTGGAAATTGATAACTAGTAATGCTGGTGGTAAACCTGGAGCATCTTCAGAAGGGTGGCTTAGATATGGTGTTGGTATAGATGAAGTTCAAGAAATTTATCAATTAGCACTTCAATTTTCTCTTATAAAAGCTGCTGGATCATGGTATTATATAGGAGAAGAAAAATTTCATGGTTCTGAAAAAGTTATAGAATATTTAAATGAAAATAAAGATGTTTTGAATAGCTTAAGTGAACAAGTAAAAGATCTGTTAAAATGAAAAAGGTTAAAGGGTTAAATAACAAAATTTATTCTTGGAATATGAGTAAAAATAAAATATTTAACGATGATAAAAGACCTAGATCAAAATATCATATATTCGCTAGAGAAGAAATTAAAAATGTATATGGTTCATATTCTATATTAGAAGAAGTTAGAATACCAGGAACAATACTATATTTAGATTTTTTTATTCCTCTATTAGATTTAGCTGTAGAAGTTCATGGAGAACAACATTATAAATATATTCCGTTTTTTCATGAAACGAAACTAGAATATTATAAATCTTTAAAAAGAGATTCTGATAAAATAAAATTTTGTGAAATAAATAATATAAGGATTGTAATATTAAAATATGATGAACGAGAAAACTGGAGAAATCAACTTGTTGGATTATGAAAATTTTGTACAAAATATAGATAATTACATAGATTCTAATGGATTAAATTTACCAAGTTTAAGTTTATCTAAAGATTTTGAAGAATGTTTAAGTTTTAATAATGAAGAATTATCTAAAATGAAGAGAGAAGAGGCTTTAAATGCAAGTTATATAGTATTACAATTTATATCTCATATACAAGCCGAATACAATAAAAATATGGCCATAAATAATTGGCTTGAATCAGCTATAACTTCATTGTGTCAAACAATTATACAGTCTAAAATAATAGATACAAATAACGAAGACTTTAAATACTTAAAATCTGAAGCAAAAAGAATTGTACTTCTTAATTGTACAGAATATGGAAAACAGCTTAGTAGACTTAATGAAAATGTTAAAAGTAGACTAACTTTGTTAGAAGGTAAAGTAGATGTGTTAAAAAGAATTTCCAATGTATTACATGATAAAGGGAGGAATTATGACAGATAAAAAGAGGGGTAGACCAAAAGGGTCTAAAAATAAGCCAAAGGAATCGGAAGTAGAAAAATATGAACACGTTGTAGAAGATTTTACAATGAATAGGAAAGGTTCAGTTAGAGTTAAAATGCCAGTTAAAGCTAAAAAAAATATTTGGAAAGATGATGGAGAAATAGGAGAGGAAGAGTTTGACAATGTTGTAAAAAGAAAATCTCTAACACCGTGTAGAGAGAGGGTAAAAGAAAGAACAATAAAGTGTAGTATATGTAATAAGGAAGTAAAAATACCACCGAGTTTATTAGTTTCAGAATATTATAGATGTGAGAAATGTGTTGGACGTTAATGATCATGATTTAGGATTAGAAAGAGCGGTTTTATCAGGGCTTTTTCAATATGGTTCAGAGGTTTATGTAGAAATACAAGATATACTTTCAGAATTAGATTTTTATAATAATCAAAACGCTATTATATATAGATGTTTAAAATATATTATAGAAAATAATTTAAGTATAGATGTTGTTAGTATAACTTCCGCTGCTAATATATTAAATTTAAAAGAAGATATATTATCAGATATAGACTATTTAAAATCTTTAAAAACACTTAATATAAATAAAGATAATGTTTTCAAGTTTTCTGCACAATTAAAGAAGCTTTCATTTTTAAGAAGTTTGAAAGATGAAACGCAAAAAATATTAGATAATCTAAAGTCTACTAATGGTACTGAGTCAATAGATGATATAATAGATATAGTAGAAAAACCATTAATTAAAGCTATATCTATGGAATCTATTGGTGAAAAACCCGAAAGATTAGGAGAAGATGTAATAGATTATGTAGATTTTCTAGAGAATAATCCATGTGATTATATAGGTATCCCAACCGGATTTCCTAGATATGATAAATCTATAGGTGGTGGATTAAGAAGAAAAACCGTAAATATAATAGCGGCAAGAAGTAAGGTTGGGAAAAGTTATATAGGAGATAGTATAGCTATAAATATAACATCTAATAAAGATTATCCTGTATTATTACTTGATACAGAAATGTCAAAAGAAGACCATTATTATAGAATATTAGCGGGTTTAAGTGGGGTAAAATTAGACGAAATAGAAAATGGTAGTTTTGCTAAAGACCCAGAAAAGAAGAAACTTGTTAGAGATGCGGCTAAAAAATTCTCAGAATTTAAATATTATTATATAAACGTTGCCGGTCAACCATTTAATGTAATATCCAATCATATAAAAAGATGGGTTATGCAAACAGTTGGAAAGGATGAAAATGGAAAAACTAAAGATTGTTTAGTAATTTATGATTATCTTAAACTTATGAGTTCTTCTAGTATAAATGCAAATATACAAGAATATCAAGCCCTTGGTTTTCAAATTAGCGAATTACATAATGTTTGTGTTAAATTAGATATACCTTGTTTAGCTTTTGTTCAGTTAAATAGAGAGGGTGAAACTAGAGAAAGTACAGATGTGGTCAGCGGTTCCGATAGAATAATTTGGTTATGTACATCTTTTACTATATTTAAACATAAAACCCTAGAAGAAATTGCTGACGATGGACTATTAAATGGTAATAGAAAATTAGTACCGATAGTTTCTAGACATGGTGCTGGATTAGATTATGGAGATTATATAAATATTAAATTTGATGGCTCTATAGGGTTAATAAAAGAAATAAATACAAGAAATGAATGTAAAAGATCTATTAATGATAGAGGTTTAATAGCAAAAGACGAAATTGATAATATGGAATTAGATATAGATGAATGACTTAAGCAAAGTTAAATCTTTCTTAGAAGATAATATATCTGAAGTTTTTAAAAAACTTAATATGGAATGCTCTAATTCTGAACCGCTTATTTGTAAATGTCCAATTCATAATGGAGATAATGAGCGGAGTTTTTCTTATTATCACAAGAGTAAAAAATGGGTTTGTTGGACTCATGGGTGTCAAAATGAGTATGGAAATGATGTGTTTGGATTAATAAAAGGGTTTTTATCTAAAGATAAAGAGGCTAACTTCTACGATGTTATAAAATGGGTGAAAAAGGAATTCAATATAAGTTCTAAAATAACCAGTAATAACACTCAAAAGAAAATAGATTTTATATCACAAATAAATAAAATAAATGAAAATACAACATTCGATAATTGCGATATCGATAAAACTATAAAAGATGTCAAAATACCCTCAGATTATTTTGTAAAAAAAAGATTATACAATCCGGATACTATGAGGTTTTTTGGTGTAGGAGATTCTTTATTAAAATATGGGATATCTAGACTTAGATCTATTATACCAATACATAATGACGATGGATCTATTGTAATATCCAATCTTTATAGGTCTACCGTAGATTGGTTAGAGCCAAAATTCTTAATAGAAAAAAATTTTAAAAAGGGGGATTATCTCTATAATTATCATAGGGCGTCTAATGTAGCTAAACAAAGTAATACTATTTTTTTAGTTGAAGGTTCTGGAGATGTTTGGAGAATGTATGAAGCCGGTGTTTTAAATTGCGTTTCTATAATGGGTAAAGATATATCTTTAAATCAAAGAATAAAATTAGATAAACTTTGTGTTTTAAATATAGTAGTATTACTAGATAGCGATGAATCCGGAAGAGAGTCTAAAGTTAATCTTATGAGGGATTTGTCGAGATTTTATAATTTAATTTTTCCAAGATTTTCCTACAAAAAAGATATAGGCAAAATGAATCCAATTGATATAAAAAATAACATATTATTTAATTTAAAGGGGAAGTATTAGTGAATATAATAGGTATTTCTGGCACTAAAAGGAGCGGCAAGAACACTCTTGGTAATTATATTACAGGTAGAAAATTAAAAGAATCTAATATGATCGAAGATTTTAATTTAGATTCTAATGGAAAACTTTTGGTAAAAACTAAATTTGCAAATGGTGATATAGATTGGGGAGTTTTAGATCTTGATAGAAAAGATGACGAATTTTCGTATCATGCTAGGACAACTATTTGGCCATACGTTAAATGTTATAGTTTTGCAGAACCCTTAAAAGATATGTTAATAGATTTGTTTGGAATAAAGTTAGAATCCGTTTATGGTAATGAAGAAGCCCGTATCGCTAAAACTAATATTAAGTGGGGAGATATGCCAGGAGTTATTATTTACAAAGATGATTTGGCTTACGATGAAATATATGGAAATTTAGACGCTTATGGATTGTCTGATAAATTTACTTTCAAGAAAAATGATAGTTTTATGTCTGGGGTTGAACTTATGCAATATTTTGCCACAGAAATTATGCGTAAGATATACGATTTAGTATGGGTTAATAAAACAATTAAAAAAATACTATTAGAACATTCTGAAATATCTATAATAACAGATGTAAGGTTTGAAAACGAGGCGAATGAAATTAAGAAAAATGGAGGGAAAATAATAAGATTAACTAGAAATGTTTTAGGATCAAAACATGAAAGTGAAACAGCGTTAAATAACTATGAAAATTTTGATATGATTATAGATAATAAAAATATGACGCATGAAGAATATATACAATATTTAGACAAAAATTATGACAAAATAATTTATACAATGATGTAAATTAATAACTAACAATAGGAGTAATTAATAATTAATATACCAACTTTATATTTCAGATCGTCGAGTCTCGGAAATCATGAATTTTGCGCTATGCAGTACTTTATTCAATATGTTTTGGGCTATAAGTCACCGGCAAATAAAAAGGCTGTATTGGGTACTATATCACATAAAACAATGGAAACGCTTGCTAATTGTAAAAAACAGTTACAAGACAACCCTAATAAAAGAGTTTTTACATTAGAAGATAAAGATATAGGCAATATAAAATGGTCTAAAACAGAATTATATACTGACGATTTTATAGAATCCGTTTGTTGGAAAAGTTTCTTATATTATTCTAATAAATGTATTCATGAATATGAAGAAAAAGACTTTGATTTTTGTTATGATTTATGTAAGGGTTTAATTGATAAATATAATGTTTTCGACCCTAGATATAGAAATATATTAGCGCCTGAACCATTTTTTGATATACCTATCGATGAAGATTGGGCTAAATTTGACTATAATGGCAAAGAATGTCAATTAGCCATTAAAGGAACTATAGACTTAGTTACTAAACTAGATGAAGATACTATAGAAGTAATAGACTACAAAACTGGCCAACGTAAAGATTGGGCTACAGGGGAAGTTAAAGATTACAAAAAATTGATGCAAGATACGCAACTTTTGTTATATAATTATGCAATTTCTAAGCTGTATCCGGAATATAAAAACCGAATTCTGACTATAATCTTTTTGAGAGATGGGGGACCGTTTTCACTTTCTTTTGATGAAGATGATGAAAAAGAGTTCTTAAAAAGATTAAAGAAAAAGTTTTACGACATAAGTAATACGAAATTCCCTAAGTTATGTTCTGCTAATAGATCTAATTTTAAATGTACAAGATTATGCCATTTTTATAAAGAGCAATTTCCAGGTACAAATAAGAGTATCTGTGAACATGTAGAAGATGGTATAAAAACTTATGGGATTAAGATAGCTCAAGAAAAATTAAGTTGTAATGGTTTTGATAGGTCTAGTTATGATGCGCCAGGAGCTTAAATGTTTGCACCACTAGTTAATTTTACACACTATAGTTTACAATATGGATTTTCTAAACCAAAAGAGTTGGTTAAAAAATGCCTTGAATATGGTTATGAATATTGTGGTATAACAGATTTAAAAACTGTTTCTGGATGTGTAGAATTTTATAAAGAATGTAAAAAATTTGGAATAAAGCCTATATTAGGAATGTCTTTAGATAAAGATACGCATCTTTTTGCTAAAAATAAATCTGGATGGAAAGAATTAATAAAAATACATAGTGGTATAGAAACTTCTACAGATAATATAATTTGTGTTTCTAATGAAGTAAATAAAAATTTTAAAGATTTTCGTTTAAATGACGGGTCTATAAAAGGTTATTACTATTGTAATAGTTCGGACCAAGATATACATAGAATATCAGTTTGTAGCGGTCTTAAATTAAAAATTAATGATGTAAAACCCTTTGAATATAAACATATATTTAATAGAGATTTAAATCTACCAGATTATGAAGATTCTTCAGATCTTATAGAATCTATATTGATTGATTGCGAGGATTATGAAATACTTGGAAAACCCTTATTACCAAGTTTTGCTGGGGAAAAGACCGAAGAAGAATTATTAAAAGATATATGTAGAATTGGGTGGGTAAATAAGATAAACCCAATTTTAAAATCGGAGGAAGATAAAAGATTGTATTTAGAGAGATTTCATCATGAATTTAATGTTATTAAGTCGGCTAATTTGTTTGGATATTTTCTTATTGTTGCTGATATTGTTGAGTATTGTAATTCTCAAGGATTCTTAACGGGGTGTGGTCGTGGGTCTGCTGCCGGTTGTTTAATATCATACTTAATGGATATTACTAAGATAGATCCTATAAAATATAATCTTTTATTTGAAAGGTTTTATAATTCTTCTAGGAATACAAAGGATAATATATCTCTTCCAGATATAGACTTAGACGTACCTTCTTCTAAAAGAGATATTATAATAGAGTATATAAGAAATAAATATGGAAGGAATAAAGTAGCCCAAATATGTACATTTGGTAGACTTCAAGGAAGAAGTGTTCTTAAAGAAGTTTTAAGGGTAACCGATTCATGCGGTTTTTCAGAAATGAATGCTATGACAAAATTTATTCCAGATGAAGCCGCTATATCAGACTCTTTAGAAAAAATGGAAGATAGAAGCATAATAAAATGGGCTTTAATAAATAGAAAAGAAAAGCTTGGACAATTTTGCGAATTAAAAGAAGATGGTACTCTAACAGGCGATTATGCAGAAGCGTTTGATAAAGCTATTAGACTTGAGGGTACTTTTAAAAATTTAGGTACACATGCGGCGGGTATAATAATATCTAAAAATGATATAATAGAATCATGTCCAGTTATAAATGGTATAGCACAAATGGAAATGGGAGATTTGGAAAGTATTTCATTAGTTAAGCTGGACATATTGGGGGTTTCTGTATTAAGTAAATTAATGAGAATAGAAGAGTTAATAAGAATATGATAAAACCACCTTATGGTATATATAATTCTGGACAATTTATTCCTCCATGGGGGGAAAAAGAAATCAATAAGACGGTTTATAATGGAGAATCAATAAATCTTGGAATTTTTGATAAAAATGGTGTAGATTTATATTCAATAAAAAGTAATAATTTACCTTCAATTTTAAATCGATTAAGTTTCGATATATTATATAATAAAGAGTTATATTTGGATGATGACTTGTATGATATCAACGGAAATGTTTTTGAGGTAATAGATATTGCTGGTTCAATATATTATAGCAATGTAATAACAATAGTAATTGGTAAACATGAAGAAATAAATGAAGATTTTTATAAACAATGGTGGTTAAATTGTGCAAAGTCTATGTTTATAACATATACTCCGTCTGGCATTTCATGGGTAGATTTTAGCTAATAATGGTAGAAATAGAAATATTCGATAAATATGGAGAAAACTTACCTATAATAGATTTTAGGTTAGAAAGTTGGCCCGATGAAATATTTGGAAAATTTGAGTTTACTGTCGCATCATTAAATAAATTTTTATATATCGACACTCCTATGAGTGATTATAAATTTTATGATATAAATGGAAATATATATATATGTGATTATATTTCATGTGAACCCGAAGGTACTATTTTTAGGGGGTATATTCAAAGAATGGGGGAATCTATAACTATAAATGAATAGAGATTTAATAATTTTGGACTTTGAAACTGGGGGGAAAAATCCTCATACATGTCAACTAACACAGATTGCGGCTATAGCCTTAGATGGTAGATCGTTCAAACTAAAAGGGTCGTTCAACTCTGAGATATTTGCAGAAACAGATGATGAAAAAGCTATAGAATTAGGTTTAGAACCAGTACAAGAGGGGGCTTTAAAGATTACCGGAAAGACTAGAGAAAAGATTTCTTTAGCACCAGATATTAAATATGTTTGGCCTAAATTTGTAGATTTTGTAAATAAATATAATTTTAATAATACAAGTTTTTTTGCTCCTATACCTTGTGGTTATAATATAATAAACTATGACATGGTTATTATAGATAGATTGTGTAAAAAATTTGGACAATATAAAAATAATAAACAAACTTTATTTAGCCCCATCTTTAAAATAGATGTACTTGATATAGTTTATTCTTGGACAGAATCTGACCCAGATATTAAATCTGTAAGTCTTGATAAAATGAGAGAAATAACTGGTTTATCTAGCAATAATGCTCACGACGCTTTACAAGATGTAAAAGATACGGCAAATATAATGATACTATTTCTTAAAACACAGAGGGAAATATATCAAAAACTACTTTGTAATAAAATGCCTGGGGCTTTCGCAGATGGGAAATTATATGTGGAATAAAAATATAGAAAACGAAAAAGGTGTTTGGGATATATTTGCAGACGGTAAAACAAAGGGCATATTTCAATTAGAAAGTAGTTTGGGCAAAAATTGGTCTAAAAAATTAAAACCGGAGAGTTTAGAACAACTTTCTGCTTTAATAAGTATTTTAAGACCTGGATCGCTTAAGGCTATAATTGATGACAAATCTATAACACAACATTATGTTGATAGAAGACATAATAAAGAACCAGTTGTATATATAGATGATAACTGTAAAGAAATATTAGAATATACTCTTGGTCTTATGTTGTATCAAGAGCAAAGTATGCAAATAGCTCAAAAAGTAGCGGGATTTTCTGGCGTAGATGCGGATAGACTAAGAAAAAGTATAGGAAAAAAGGATGCCGCACTTATGATAAAACTTAGAGATGAATTCATAAATGGATGTATAAAAACGGGGGTTATAACTAAAGAAAAAGCCGAAGAAATATTTGATATAATTGAGAAGAGTGCTAGATATCAATTTAACGCATGTTTAGATCCAAATACATTCGTAGAAACAGATCGTGGAGAAATTAAAACATTGGACGAATTAAGTATCGGAGAAAAAATACTTTGTCCTACAGAAGATGGTGATAAATTTATAGAAGTATTAAATTTTATGGAATCTGGGGATAAAGAGTTATATGAAGTAGAGTTGGAAGATGGTTTTAGTATAACCTGCTCTTTAGATCATGAATTTATGTGCGAAGATTCAATAAAAAGACCTTTATCAGAAATTTTAGAGAATAATCATAAAATAATGTCTAAAGAACAAGCTAAAAGAATTATCGGTGTAAAAAGTGTTGGTATCAAAAGATCTGTAGATATAGAAGTTGACTCTAAAGAACATTTATTTTATGGAAATGGTATAGCTACTAGTAATTCACACGCTTATTCTTATGCTAAAACATCTTTAGCTACAGCTTATATGAAATATCATTACCCTTTGGAATTTTTTACAGCATGTTTAGAATATTCTGGCGAAAAACAAGATAAAAATGAAGAAGTTTATGAATTAATATCTGAAGCTAGAAATGGGTTTGGTATAAATATAAAAATGTGCGATATGTTCAATATGTGTGAATTATATAAAATGGACAGAAAGACAAATACTATATATTTCGGACTTAAAAGTATAAAAAGTTTAACAAATAAAAGGGGTGAAGAATGTAATTTAGAAATAGAAAATTTCTCAAAAAACAATAAAAACCCATCGTGGATAGATGTATTAATAGATCTTTCTACAAATATAGTATCTACAAATTTTAAAGCCCTATGCTCTGTAGGTTTCTTTGATAATATAGGAAAAGAGAGCAGAACTAGAAAACTTTACGAATATAATATATTCAAAAATATAAATGACAAGGAAATATTATGGATAAAAGAGCAAAGAAAAAATGGGAAAACTTGGAAAGATTTAATATTATGTCTCAAAGACTTGTCTCCTACAAAAAAAGAGGGTGGTGGCACTAATACAATAGGAAGAATGAATTTTATATTAAATGAAATAATGCTATTAGAAAAGCCCCCATACGATTTAGATAAAGATGACCCTAATTGGGTACTATCTACTGAAAAAGAATTGTTAGGGTGTGAAATATCTATAGATAAATACTCTATGCCGCAATTATTATCAACAACTACTTGCGATAGAATATTAAATGCTGGAAATTCGACAAACCTTAAAAATGTTAGAATTTGTTGCACTATTACTAAAATAAATTTTCATACAATAAAAAAAGAAGGTCAGAATAAAGATAGGGAAATGGCGTTTCTAACTATCAAGGATGATACCGGAGAATTAGATTCGGTTGTTATGTTTCCAGACGCAAAAGAAGAATATAGATTTTCCCTATTTGAAGATAATAATGTTTTATTAACAGGCGACGTAAAAGATGGATCATTAATAGTATATGAACTAAAGGAAATAACAGAGTGAGAAAACCCAAAATACTTTTTTGTTCAGAAGCTTCTTTTCTGAATACTGGATACGCTAATTATTCTAGAAGAATGTTAGAATATCTACAAAATACTAATAAATATGAATTAGCGGAACTTGCCGCATACGGAGAAAGAAATGATCCAAGGGGTTTAAATCTTCCTTGGAAATATTATGGTGTAATGCCAAATATGAATTATGAACCTGTGGCAAATAAAGAAGAAATAGATAGATATCAAAATGATACAATATCTCAATTTGGATCTTTTATATTTGAAGAAGTGTGTTTAGATTTTAGACCTGACATAATTTATGATATACGTGATTATTGGATGTGTTCATATATACAATCTTCGCCGTTTAGAAAATACTATAATTTTGCACTAATGCCTACTGTAGATGCTTATCCACAAGCTAGACATTGGATTGACATGTACAAAGATGCGGATATAGTTTTTTCATATTCAGAATGGGCTGGAGAAGTGTTAAAAAAACAATCTAATGATATGATTAATTATGTAGGAACCGCTTCACCCTCTGTAGATGAAATATTTAAACCTATATCACAATTAGAAGCTAGAGAAAAACTAGGTATAGATAAAGATATTAAAATAATAGGAACGGTTATGAGAAATCAGCGTCGTAAATTGTTCCCAGATTTATTTAAAGCTTTTAGAATGTTTTTAGATAGTGTAGATGATCAGTCTAAATATTTTCTATATTGTCACACTGGTTTTCCAGATTTAGGTTGGGATATACCAGAATTGTTACAAGAATATAAAGTATGTTCTAATGTTCTTTTTACTTATAAGTGTTCTAGTAGTGGAAGAATATTTGCAGATGTATACAAGGGTGTTAAGAATATATCTCCAGACACAGGTAAAATGTCTGCACAAATTTGTGGGGTTAAAAACGGGGCTAGTTTAGAAGATTTGGTTAATATTTATAACTCCATGGATTTGTATGTACAATATGCTAATTCAGAGGGTTTCGGTATTCCGCTTGTAGAAGCAGCCGCTTGTGGTATACCAATAGCCGCCACAAATTATTCTGCTATGACTAGTATACTTCAAAATATAGAGGGGATAAAATTAGAACCGAAAACATTTTATAAAGAACTTGAAACTGGTTGCGAAAGAGCGGTTCCAGATAACAATTTAGCTGTAGACGAGTTTATAAAGTTTTTTAGAATAAAGAATATTCAAGAATTAAAAGATAGAACGCGCCAAAACTTTATCTCGCATTATAAAATAGATATATCGGCTCAAAACCTTATGAACAATTTCGATGCGTTAGAATTAAAAAATGAGGCTTACACATGGTATTCGAAACCAAAATTATTTAGACCTATAGAATATTCAGAACAACTTGAAAAACTTGTTCCAGCCGAACTATCCAAATGGTTAATACTAAATGTACTTGGACAACCAGAAAAACTTAATACTTTTTTCGAAAGTCGGCTAATCAGAGACTTGACATACGGTTATAGAAATGGTACAATAGGTGGTTTATATTTAAATGAAAGTTCTGCCGCTTTTGATGGTAGAAAACAAATGATGTCGTTTGAACCAAAAGACGCCTATAACGACATGTTAAAAATACGAAATATGATAAATTATTGGGAACAAAGGAGATATGACAAGCTATGTCAGAAATAAAGGTTTTATATATAGGGGATTTTTGTAGCAATGGAAAAACTACAAGAATGGCAAATGATAATGTTTTAGGATTAATTAAGAATGGCGTGAACGTAGTATGTAAAACTATAATAGATGGAAAAGTTGATCAAGAAATAGCGGAATGTTTTAATAATACTCTTGATGATATAACCCATTGTATTCAACATGTTCCTACAGAATACATGATTGGATCATCTATGTACAAAAAAAATATAGGGATAATAGATTATGAGGGCGGTAAAATGTATGATGATGTCATTAGTAGAATGGACGAAATATGGCATTATAACAATTTTTTAGACTGTGGGAAAACTATATATCCTAGTTTTAAAGATAAGTCTTTTTATAATATGCAAGGTCCATCTATAAGTATAAAAAATATAGATAATACTTATAAATTTTATACGACAATGAATTATTCAAGAAATAAAAATGTAGAAGATTTATTAACAGCGTTTTATCTAACATTCGACGAAACATATCCGGTTTCTCTTATTATAAAACTAAGATCTAAAGACTCTGAAAAGGATTTGTTTGATCATATTAGTAAAATATCCGAGATTATAAAGTCTAAAATAGGTAAAATATCTTACCCTAAAGAAATAATCATGTGCGGAAACATGGAAGATGAAAAAATGGCTTCTCTTCATAGATATTGTGACTGTTTTGTGAATACTTCTAGTGATTTTGGTATAGATTATAATACTTTGGATGCTGTAGGGTTTGGATCACAAATAATAACACACAATAATAGCGTATATCATTATTCTAAAAACGCAAATCTTGTAGAAAGTATAAATCATGAATATAAAGATGGGTATGTTAAAAAGTATGTAAAATATGATATACTAGAATTAAAAAACATGTTTATAAAACTATTTACCGAAGGGAAAAAGTCAACCTTAGAATCAAACGAAATTGATACAGGGTCTATAGAATTTAATGGTAAAATTATTAAGGATCTTTTAATATGAAAAAATGGATACAAAAAAACAATAGATTGAATGTATTAGTTTTTAATGAAAATAATATTAGTCATCAATATCTTTCTAATACAAACGCCGATTTTTATATGCTTTATTTAGATAATTCATATTATATGGATCGACCAAAAAACTTTTACGGATTATTTAACAAGACAATTCCAATAAATATTGATTGTATAATAGTCAGTGATCCTAAAAGATTTCACGTATCAGTTGATATAAAAAATAAATTTTATGGAAACCCATTAATTATATGTTATCACGAAAATGGAATTATGAATAATGGTGATATAAATATCTTTGATAATGAATCTTATATAGAATACGCTAAAGAAAATAAATATACAAACATTATTTTTATAGAAAAATGTGTAGACAAAGAATACTTTAAAAAAGACATTAAAAATATATCTAATAAACTACTATGTTTTGATCAAACCCCGCTTGCTATTAAAAATCTAATAAATGAAAAATCTATAAATACCATGCCACCTATATGTGGACAATATAGAAGAGATTTGTATAATGAAAATAGCGCCTTTCTTAATGTTAAAGATTACATAGGTTTCGATGTTTTAGAGGCTATGTCTTGTGAAATGCCGATTATAACTAGTCAGAAATCTTTACAAACAAACGAGGGATTAATACAACACGGTATAAACGGTTATATTTATAAAGATATATCCGATATTGAAAAATTCCCAGAAATAGATATCGAATTAAGAAATTATATGGGGATTAATGCCAGAAATAAAATTTTAAATATGTCGAAATCTGTATTTATAGACACTTGGAATAATCTATTTTTATCAATAAAAGGGGCTTAATATGAAATATGTTCAATTACTTGTAGATGCTAATTTAAATAATCTTATAGATGGATATAAAATAATAAATAATTTAGAGTCACTAGCAAATGAAGATAACAATAGTATAGATAAGATGCTAATATATGGATTTTTTAACTACGTAACAAAGGAAGAATTGCCGAATGTATTTAGCCTTATATGTTCTAAGATACGCAAGGGCGGATATTTAGAATTTAATATGGTAACATTGGATTCTATATTATCTATAGATGGTAGATTTGATAATCCGAAAGGATTTGAATTAGAAATAAATAAATTAATTCCTAATATTAAGAACTTGCCAAGATATTCTGATATTTTAAAATTAATATCTGATAATAATATGATTTTAGACACTTCCTACAAGGTTGGATATCTTAAAAATGAATTCTCAATCACTAGATAACTTTGACCATATAAAACCCTTAGTCTTAATAGACGGTTCTAATATTGATTTAGATAAAATAGACATAATATTAAGTAAAAAGTTTAAATATATTATATTATCTAGTAATGATCTTGTAACAAAATTTTTAGGTTATGTAAAAGATAGGACTGAGAAATATGATTTAACAGTTATATTTTGTGATGATGTAGAAGTAGAAATTCAATATATAGTTAGAAATACTAATAGTATGTTTTTTTGTATCTTTTTAGATGGAAATCTATCAGATTTAGAAAAATTAAAGGATAGGGCTATTCAGAAACTTTTAAATAAAGAAAAATTTTTAGCAATACAAGATTCAAAAAGTAATATTATATTTATATCTAACTCATTTAAAGTAGAAGGTTTTAATATAAAAGAAGTTATTGAACAATTATCAAATTATGGATTGATAGAAAAAATATGACAACAATACCTATTAAAAGAAAAAAAGATAGAAAAACAAGTCCATCTATTATATTACTTTCAGATTATATATTTGATAAGTTTAAAATAGATAGACCTACGCCGTTTTTAGCATTTGGCAAAAATATACTTATAGATATACAAATAGCAGCCATTAGAGCGATATATGATAATTCCTCTGAAATAATAATTTGCTGTGGTTTTGGTGCAGACGCTGTATCAGAACACATAAAAAAAAGGTATAGAGGGGGTAATATTAGAATAGTTGAAAATAATTCCTACGAAAGTAAAACCTGTGTAGAAGGTTTAAGGATTTCTTTAAACAATATAGATAATGACTCTATTCTAGTAGTAGACGGATATTTGTTGTTATATCCAGAAGTGTTTACTAATTTCAACCCAAATAATTTTATTCTTAGTCAAAAAGAAAAGTTTTTAAATTTAGACATAGGTTTTATACATGATGAAAATAATAGTGTAACGAATTTTTCATACGGTTTACCGAATAAATGGTCTGAAATATTCTATATAAATGGATATGAAAACATAGATAAATTAAGATCCATTTGTTGTTTAGAAAATTCTGGTAATAAAATGTTATTTGAAATTTTAAATGAAACCAATCTAAAATTCAATATAATGGATAATAATTTCCCTATTATAAAAATAGTAGACTCTAAAACAAAAAACAAAGTGAGGAAAATGTATGAAGATATTAATACAGGACTGTTCGTCAGATCTATATAGTGAGTCTTTAACACTTTATTTGGCTTTACTTGCTATAAATACAGAGGTTAAATTGTGGAATAAGAATATAGAAAGCGCATACGATATATTTGACATTTATAAACCAGATATATTTATAACAAAATACGACAATATTTCAAAAGATATATTAAATAGAATATCTGAAGAAGAAAATGTACTTACTATTATTAGATGTTTCAACGAAAATGAAGAACGTGAAGCCCAAAGAACTATTAAAAATTGCAAGGTTTTATCTAGGACTATACAACCATGTAATATATTTATGGATAATCTAATATCTGATTCTAAAGATATAAAATATGAAATAGAAAGTTTGTATATTATATCTCAAGATTCCGACATGGATAAATTAATTGTAAAACCTAGCGGCTCTTATCATATAATTGGTTTAAAAGAGTGTGATTCTGTAGACATTGTTATGAGTATCGGCTCTATATATTCTATAGCAAAAAACTATAAAAAAGTGCATGTACTTATAGATAATTGTGAACATATAGCTATGGATTTTTGTATATTGGGAAATGAGGTATTTTACCATGGAAAACTATTTCCTACCAATATATTAAAGACACATACGCCATATGACTTATTATGTAGTATCTTTCAATTTAAAGACAATATAAAAACCCAAATAGAAAATATTAAACTAAAGAAGTTTGAAAAAATATTATTACCAAAGGTCGGAATTTTAGAAATTAAAAAATGAGTTATTTTATAAATGTCACCGATTTCGACAAAGAAGAATTAAAAATAATTTGGGATAATCTTTCAAAAGAATATTCATGGAGTCTTAACGAATTTATAAGAGACAGAAAAGCTGATTTTAAAATTGATAAAGCATATAAATCTTGGGCTTTTGGTTTAAAACATAAAGTATCTGGGTATTCTATAACCGGATATTGTAAATTATCTTATTATGAATCAAATAATTATAAAGAGTTGAATGTATATAAATTAATACCGGAACTTCTTTCTAGTATATTAATAAGAGATATTAAAAAAATATATGGCAAAAGGGCTATAGACAATGATTAATGTCGGGTATATTGAAATTTTTAAATTAACAAAAGAAGAAATCGAAATATTGTGGAATGAATTTAGTAACAATGAAAAAAAACGTCATATAAAATCTTATATCAATAATAATAAGTATAATGATGATTTATGTTGGCTTTTTAGGAAAAATAGTGACCATAACGATATTTATATTGATACATACTGTTCAAAAGTTTATTACGAAGGGCGAGGTTATAAACGATTAACTTTGGATGAAATAGGAAGTGTTATACCGCTGATAAGAGAAATAAAAAAAACATACGGAACATATGCAATAGAAATAAATTATGACTAATATCTACTATGGAGATGTAATATGTGGATTATAGAGAAAAATTTTTTAAAAAACCAAGAAGACAATTATCTTTCTTTTTTTAAAGATTATAGATTAGTTAACTCAGTAGAAGATGTTCATCGTATATATGAAAACGATGCAGAATGTCGTGATGGTTGTTGTAAATTCGCTGGATGTGTTGAATTCGTTCACGCTATGACGCAGATATACGGTAGCAGTCAAGATTTTACATTAAAATCATACGATTGTGACAAATATTATCCATATCTCAATTTTAATTTGTTAAATTTTAATAATATAATTTTACCATATAGTTCAATATTTAGTCAGTTTACTCATATATTAGAGAGATTTCCAGGTTGTGAAAAATTCTTTATTAGACCAATTTCTGGCGATAAAATATTTACAGGTACGCATTTTACTAAGAAGTGGGTTAGTAAAGAATTAGACATAATACAAGATGTTTACAAGAAAGATTTAACCGATACTATTGTTCTTGTATCTCCGTATGTTGATAATATACACTCAGAATATAGGGTTGCATTTTATAATGGGAAAGTTATAGGGGTGTCTTGTTATACAGATAATGATGATGGAGATTTACAATTAGTAAAAGATAAGTCCCAAGGGATGTATGATTTTTTTCTTAATAAATATAGATTTTTAAATAAAATGTTTACTTTAGATATGTGTTTGTTATCTAATAGGTCTTGGAAGGTTGCGGAAATAAATGGTTTTGGAACGGCTGGACTTTATGGAATGGAATTGGACGTAATATTATGAAAGAACCGATTAAACCGATTAAAAAATATAAAACGGTTAGAGAGTTATATGATGACCTTACTTATAATTCAAAAAAGAATTATCTTTGGGTTTGTTGTACATGTATGGGTGCGGGGAAGATAAGGGATAAAAGTCAACGTTGCCCTATAGAAGGTTTGAAAATGGCTGATTATATACCATGCCCTACTTGTGGGGGGTGTGGACAACTAAGTAGGGAGTTTTACTCGGAAAAGTTCAAAGAATACTTGACAAACTACGAAAATCAACTACAATCATATAGAGAAGAGAAAAGAATTTTTGACTCAATAAAAAACAAATTAAATAAAGAGGAATTAGAGTGGATAGTCAAGAAGTTAATGTAGCACTTAGGGCAAAAGAATTTGCTAAAATGGCTCATGCGGGTCAAAAAAGATGGGATGGGTCAGATTATTATGACAATCATGTTAGAATAGTCGGAGAATATGTTGAAAAACATATGGAGGAATTAATTCCTAATAACTCTTCTTATTGGTATAAAGACCCATATTGGAGAGAACAATTAATTGAGGCGGCGTATTTGCACGATGTTTTAGAGGACACTACTTATAAACTTGATGATTTTAAAATATTCACCCAAGGTATAGTAGAAATATTGACAAAGAAAGACGGTTGCACTTACTTCGATTATATTAAAAATATTAAAGAAAGTGATTTAATGGTTCCGGCTAGAGCTATTAAGATTGCCGATTTAAGACACAATATGTCGAATCTTAAAGAGGGGGCTATGAAAGATAAATACAGATTTGCTATAGATTATTTATATAGGGGATTTGGAATTGAGTATTAATATTAGTTCGATTAAAATCGGTGATGTAATTTATAATAAAGGGTCTGGACAGGTTTATACTATTACCGCTACTTATAAAGATAGGGCGACAGCTATAAGAAGTCTAGATGTAATGAATCCAAATGAATGGGAACTTGTAACAGACCATATATTACATAGGGCGGTCCCGATACATTATTCAGATTTAAATCATAATGATAGATGGTGTATTGTTAAAATTAAAAGCGGTAAACTTGCTGGCGAATCCGCATGTTTAGTAATGACCTTTAAAGATGAATCAGTTGTTGATTTAGGATCTTCTGAAACTGGCGATTATAATTTACATTATGTAAAAAATTCGGATATAGATTTTAATTTAGAAGAACATCTTAAAACAAATCAACTAATAGAGGAAGCAAATGAGCTTAAAAGAAACAAATCCTAAAGATGCTATTGGTGTTACTAAAACCCCATTTTCTTGTGTTCCCGCTAATGTTATAGCAGAAATAGCGCTTGGATTAATGGAAGGTGCTAGAAAATATGGAAGACATAATTATAGAAATACACCAATTAGTATGAGTATATATTATGATGCCGCCATTAGACATTTAACACAGTTTTGGGAAGGTGAAGATATTGATCCAGATAGCGGATTAAATCATATTACTAAAACCCTATCCTGTTTAACTGTTTTAAGAGATGCTATGTTAAATGATATGTGGAATGATGATAGGCCGCCAAAGGTTAAAAATCAAAACTGGATGAAAGACTGTAACGATAAGGCTAAAGAAATTATTGAAAAGTATCCAAACCCAGTAGAACCTCATCTAGAAAAGAAATTGGTTTTGAACTATGATATTAAAGACTAAAATTCGTATAAAATCCAAATACAAGGGGGCTAGTAAGTTTTCTTTTTGGAAAAATCTTGTCCCAGGAGATATATTATATATTTCTTTAGAAGTTAAACGCCAAGATAGAAATATTAGCGGTGTAAAAGCTATAAGACTTAATATAGTAGACAGTGAAAATAACAAATTTGAGTGTAGAATGACAGAACTTTCTAATTACTTAGAAAAAATAGAATATGAAGATGTAGATCAAAAATTAGAGGACTTATTTGAAAAGGAAGAAGTATGAACGTAAAAAGTTTTAAAGACATTTCTGGGCGAGAATTTATTGGAGAACTTGTTAGCGATAACGAAAAAGCTGTATTGGTTAAAAACCCAATGGCGTTAGTAACTACACAAGATGGACTAGTTCCAATTCCCTATATAATGTCTGGAAAAGAGAATGGTCAGTTTGAGATTGACAAGAGTAAACTTATCATCGGCCCTTGTGATGTTAATGAAAATATTGAACGTTCTTACAGGGGGATGTTCGGGGGAATTATTGAGCCACCACAGAAGGATCTAATACTATAATGTATAATTATAGAGCATCTGTAATTAAAGTTGTAGACGGTGATACCGTAGACCTTAGAATTGATCTTGGTATGTCTATATTCCATGATATTAGGTGTAGATTACTAGGAATAAACGCCCCAGAAAGATTTACTAAAGAGGGAAAAGAGTCTACAAAATTTCTTAAAGACTTATTAAGTAAACAAAAAACCTGGGAAGTAATAACCCATAAAGATAAAAAAGAAAAATATGGGCGGTATTTAGTGTCTATAGTGTGTGATAGTGGATATCTAGTTTCTGAAATAATGGTTGGGAATAATATGGCGAAAGAAGCGGTGTATTGATGGCTGAAGTAATATTTGAAAATGGGAAGTTTGTTCTTAAAAACTTTATGTCTATTAGGGATTATGATAATATAGTGATAGTAAAAGACCTTAGAGATAAAATGGCGTGTGAACCAGCGTTAAATCAAGCTGTTAAAGATTTAATGATCGCCCCCTTTGACGAATTATCAATAGATTGTTCAAAAAATACCTTTAAAGCAAATGTATTTATCGAGGAACTAATCGAGCTTCTTCGACCTTATGGGTTTACAATCTCTCATAGATTTTACCCTCATTCCGTACAAAGCGGTGGTTTTACAATTAGGATAAGGCTTAAAAAGATAAATAGGTTTAGTTTATTTCGTGATTGACAATGTATTATGCAATAAAATTTTCAAATTTAATTAATCAAAAAAAAATGAAAAATAGATTTAAATCTGGCCAAACCGTATTGTTCCACCCACCAGGAAAAGCTGTTGATTACGGATATATAAATAGAGGGCTATTGTTCACCGTTATTTGTGAGCATTCTCCACAAAACGATCATTATTTATTAATGAAAATGAATAACTGTGAACTTATACAGATGGTTCATGGAAATGATTTAAGGGCGGCGACAGAAGGAGAGTGTTAGTAATAAATGACATTAGAGACTAATAATGGAAACGGTTGAAAATTATCTAAGGAAACATTCGGTTTTAGATGGTAGGGGCAACATGGATGGAGCATGGGTTCCTTTAAGTGTAGCTATGATTGCTGTTAAAAAATATATTGATAATAAATTAATATATAATAGACCTAGCTGGCATAGCACTAAAAATCCATTTCCAGAATACGGTAAAATAAAAGAGATTCAATTAAAAACTTATGTCTCGTTTAATAAGATTATTGATCAAGATAAAACATTTTCTAATCCAGTATATCCAGATGAATTTGAATTGGTATTAGTCTATGAAAAATATAAGGCAACATATAAAGCTTTTAATATTACCGAGCAAGATTATAAAGATCTTAAAGAGTGTCTACTTGATAATTCTAAATTTGAAGCTATAAAAGAGGGTTGGCCTTACGATATAACATGGAAAAATTATAAATTTAAAGTATCTTCAATAGAAGAGGTTTTAGCTCAAAACGGGATAAGATTTAAAAATGAATAAATATGTAGAATTAACCGAAGCTGTTCAAGAAATTATAGATTCGGATTATAGCGAAAACGTATTTCAGCAAATTCTTAATATTATAGAAAGCGGAACTCGCAACAGACGCAAGTATAAAAAATGGGAAAAAAAGGTTATACAATTGTGTAAAAATGAATTATCTGGTAAAATAAAAGCTAAAAAAGCATCACCTATA